TCTTCCCAACGAGAACGGAAGCCAAGTGCCGTAAAAACATTATCCATATTTAGTCTCCTGTGATATGCTGATAAACGCTTTTCCAATCTTTGAAGAGAGGAAACTCCTTACAATCCATATTGTGACCATGCTCAATAAGCAGTGATTCAAGACCCATGTTTGCTCCAGTTTCAGCATTCTCTGGCTTGTCTTCAATCCAAGGTAAATAAGAGTTCTTATACTCACTCAGTTCATCATCTTTGTCTGCGCCAGTATCCAAGAACACAAACTTCTCAAAAGCTGTTTCACCAAAAAGTTTCTTGGTATTCGCAATACGAAGTTCTTGTGCTTGAGGATCATTTGATAGCGAAGTAATCATGTGAAAAACATAACCATGCTTACGGTGAAGCAAATCTACATAGTACATTGCATCACGAAGAGGTGGAAGAAATCCAATAGCTGCCGACTCATTAAACATACGGACATACTTTTTGCTTTCGGATTTCTCCATACCAAAACGTTTGCCAACATCATAACAAGTATTATTTATCTGTTCGAACCCTTTACGCTGCATCCATGTAATGAATGCATATTCCCAGTTCATTAGGACGCCATCACAGTCAGTGAGGATTAGTTTTTCTGCATGATTGTATTTCATTATATATCTTCTTTTTGTGTAATCTCAGCCAGTTTTTCTGCCTGATATGACTTCAATTTTAGTTTAGTACCTTTAGGCGTGGAGTCTTTGATTCGATGATCCTTCTCCAATGTACGTTCTTTCTGCTTACCTTTGTTCTTGTTTCGAGGATCGTAACGAGTGTATTTTGCCATTTTGGGGGTTGTGCCTTTTCACATTTGTTCCATTTATGATTCTATTATAAGCGTTTTGCGAGGGTTTGTCAAGCCCTAGTTAATACCTAGCATCTCTTTTGTCATGATGTATTCACGAACAAAGTCTGATCTGACGATATCCTTCCAAGTAAACTCTATGGTCTCAAACTTGGTGAGTTGCTCTAGGATGCTTAGAAACTGTATAACGCCGTGCTTGTCCCTGTCCTTTTCGAAATCTGATTGGTAGTAATCGCCACACATGATCACTCTACAGTTCTCTCCCACTCGTGTGATTACCGAGTCCAGTTCATGAAAGTTCAAGTTCTGCATCTCGTCCACGAGGACAATGCAGTTATCAAATGTGGTGCCACGAATGAAGGATGTGCTCATGAACTCGGCTTTGCCTTGCAAAACCAACTTCTGATAGGCATTGCCAGTATCCAGAATATCAGCGCAGATATCAACATAAGGAATGGTGTATGGAGACTCCTTTTCTTCTCTGCTTCCAGGCAGATATCCAATCTCACGTGTAGGTACAATAGAACGAACGATGATAACTTTCTCGAAGCTGGTTTCTTTATTTAAAACTTTTTCGAGAGCGAAATACATTCCAAGATATGTCTTACCTGTACCAGCAGATCCACTTAAAACAAGGTGATGGTCTTCTTCCCATGCATCCCTTGCTTTCTGTTGGTTGTCTGTCAGTGCTTCGAATTCGAACATATCACTCAACCGACAAGGCGAAGTGTTAAGAGTTTTGCTATTCATGTTTTAATCGTATTGCCTCTTCCAGAGTTCTTTTTAATCTGCTTTTTGAGATCGGTAAATCCATCAGGTACTTTCATACCACCCATTCTACCAGAGATGATCTTCGGAGTAGACAGTTTTTGAATCAGATTAGGGTTCTCTTTGAGTAAATCTTGCATCTCTGACCAAGTGCAGGTTACGTCAAACTCTTCCTTGGTTTTGATATCTCTCATTGTGTATTGGGGCATTGGTTTCCTCGTGTTAAAGCGTTTCCTTGACCTTACTATATAGCATCTCTTCCAACTCAAATGCTTCGATCTCCCAAGGGCGATCATCATAGGCAATCTCTTGCGTATTGTAGTGATCTTTACCCCATGCCACAGCATAAGAACCAGAGAGGCACCGCATCCGCCGTTGAGCATATTGAGCCACGTGAACAAGTTCATGACAAAGCGTTTGGATGAGTTCATCCATCATGCTTGCTCCATCGTAGTTCAGTTCAATTGTAAAGAACTTGGGAGACCGAGCATCATCCTCAAGACCACAGTTACCAAGGGTACTTGTTTCTTTGAACAGATTTCGGTTTATCTCTATGGTTATTTCAAGAGACTCAGCAAGCCTCTTTGATACCAAAGATCCAAGCGTAATCGCAGTAGCCTTGGTGATCAAGGCTTTCTGCTTTTGGCTTAGTTTATATCCCTCAAACTCAAGCAAAGAGGGGCTGCATTTTTTTGAATACGACATTGTAGGCATTTACCTCATAGATCCAAGTGTCATAGAACTCATCGTCATCTGCGTACATATCATCAGCATTACCAGATGCATAACGATCCCAATGCTCACTAACATGCTCCATGCCTTTAAGCAAATCGCCGTCTATTTCGATGATACCTTTAGCTTCTTCAAAAGTCATCTCAGGCATCTGGTTGAAGTGTGGAATACGAAACATATGATTCTCTCTTTCTCTTGATTACATATATACAATAGCATTATACGCTCAGAAGGTCAAGAAAAAACTTTTGAAAAAAGATAAGCAAACTCAAGCACTTAGCATTTAGTTTAAAATTATTATTACTTTTTTTTAAGGATTGACGAATCGTGCGAATCACTATATAATAAGGTATCAGCCTTTAAGCACAGGGGGAACACAGTGGAATTTTTTATTAATGGTACTAGACGTGGATTGGGTAGGTATTGGATTGATCGATACCCAGAGAAGTGTGTCGCTACCATGGAAGATTGCGAGGTATTTATTAACAATAAACATGATGGATATCTACAAGTACATCGTCTATATCAGGCTGCAGAACAAGGTAAGAGAATCATTAACATTGGATCTGCTGGATCTGATTGGACTAAGGGGTATAAAGACAACTTCCGATATGGGCTTGAAAAGAAACAACTGAGAGATGCTAACGATGCATTGTTCTGGCAAAACGTGGACACAACCATTATCAACTTTGGCTATTTCGATACAGAGAGATCTGCACATAAGGATGTTCCAAAGATGAGTCTTGATTATGTCCACGATGTAATTATATGGATACTAGATCAGCCCCATAGAGTTAAAGAGATTACGGTCACCCCCTAGCTGTTTTTACCTCTTGCATCTCAAATATCTGATCATCTAGGAACTTTTGCTTTTTGAGCACCTTATACATTCGGTCTGTCTTACCTTGCTTCTTATATCTTTCAGCATAATAACCGAGTTGCTTTGAATCTTTTTTTAGACGATCTATTTGGATTGATAGCATATATTTTTTATCCTTGATGGTTAATAGAAATGAAAAAGGGACGGGCCACAAAAGTGACACGCCCCAGAACTAAAAGTATTATCCTTTTTCCTAGTTGAACTCATATAAGACTTGGAAATACCTCCTTTACAAGTTTGGGTGTTAAGCCTGTTGCTAGGGTCTTGTCCTTATTGATCATCTTGACCACTAGCTTTGCATCTTCGGGATGAACTGATTCCAGTATCCCCAAGAAGATCTTTTCTCTTTTATAGGCTGGCATTTTAGTGCCTGGACCACCTGGGACAAAGAACTTCAACTGCTTGTGCTGCCTCTTCCAGTTGGAAGGTGCGTTGTGTTCTTCGCATGCGGTGTATGGTACATCTCCTTTTGGTAAGAGAAACTCAAGTGAGTCATCGAAGGTTCCTTTGAGAAGATCCTTCATTGCCCATTCGTCTTTATTTTTTAGTAGAATATCTTTCTTGTCGGCTCTTGTTTTAGCCTTGCTCACTGCTTCAAATATTTCATATATGTATTTCATTAAAAAAATTCCTCAACACTTTCTAACAATAATCTGCACCGTTTTTCCACAAGATAGGGAAAGATTTTACCCTTGTTGTGCCAACGGTCTTTTTGCTCTTCGAATGTATTTATAATCTCAGATCTCACAGATTCTGGTAAATCATGTTTTTTATCGGTCAATGACACAAGTTTTTCATTGCGAATATAGTTACGATAAACTTGCTCACCGAGAGACCTAGGATTCTCTATTAGCATCTGTAGTTTCTTCTTAGACATAGGTGTCTGTCGCTTGCTCTCATCGATGAATGTATCATCATCAGATAGTACATTTGGTACACCATCACCTGAGCAACCTTTGATGATATGCTCCAGACGATACTCAGTAGCAGATGGTTCAGCCACAACAAACTTCTTTTGTAGGGGAGAATACTGCTTCACATTATCATAGACTTGTAGCTGCTTGAAATCGTGATCAGCCGATACAATCATAACAGGCTCATAGTTACCAAACTCTTGTGTCTGTTGACACAGTGTAGCAATCACATCATCTGCTTCACAGCCCCATTGGTGAATAACACGCCAATGAAAGTTTTCAGTGATCTCCTCACGTACCATATGCGTGATACGAAATACTTCTTCCCAATCAATCTTGGAATCTTCTCGACCACTCTTGCGTTTTGCTTTGTATTCTGGGAATACATCCTTGCGCCAGTTACCACCAGCATCAGAGACAATGACCATTTCGCCATAGTCTTTGAACTTCTTCTTATACATGCGTAGTGAGTTCAGAATGGTATGCCTGATGAAGTTCTCATCAAGACCCATCTTTGAGCCGACAACACCACCGATTGCGATAGCATTATAGTCTACGATAATCATAATATACCTCTTTTTTGTTCACATCATTATACCATATATTTTCAGTCATGTAAACCCTTAACATGAGACCGATGGATCTTACAGTTTATGATACCATTGTAGTAGCTATCGTCTAGCAATACACGTCTATCAAACTGTTCCTTTGCTTCGAGATAACTAAGTTCGCCCTTTGATTTGCCGAAATGTAGTATCTCACGATGGAAGTTTCCTTCCCCGTGTTCGAGCAACATCGCTTTGACCTGTTCGCTTGAGCCATAGTACGACTTCCAATCGGACTCAACGATGCTTCTTCTTTTCCTTGTTTTGCCTTTGAGAGGCGGTCTCGTAACCTTTGACCAGAATCCCTTCTTTCCAACATACTTCTTACTATTGGAGTTATCGGTAATAACATAGACAAATCCTTGCCACTCCTTGAGTTGTTCTTCAGTTGGTTCATATGGCTTATCTTCGTAATACCACATCACATCCAATCCTTTGCAATGTCAATAGCATCATCTAGCTTGTCAACTTTTAAAAAGAAAGATCCTATGATTCTATGCTTATCAGAGTCATTTATCCATGAATGAGGACACTTTGTGTTTAAAAGGATGGGTTGATCAAGGGTTACTCTTTCGAAATCTTTTTCTCTATAACCAAATTGATTGCTTTCTTGACCGTCTAGAATGACAGTCTCTTTCCATATATAACGTTTATATTCTTTGTGACGACCGCACAAGAATGGCCCCTTTACAGGGTCAACTTGAATAGGAAAGTTTATAGAAAAATCTCTGGATTTGTCGGTATGTACATTAGACACACCTGAGTTAGGTTCTGATATGAAAAACAGAACAGCATTTTGTAAAAGAGAGTGATTCAAGGCCAACTTGGTTTCGGTAAACATATTGGCAAAAGTTGTATTACCGATATAAGGAACTTCATTTGGTATTGAAGCAATGTCTTCTTCAGTGGGATAGTTTGACCAAAAATATTCGGTAACTTTATTCAAAACTTCCGTAGGAAATCTGGGTAGATATTGCCACCTAAAATCACTGGGAGACTCAATCATCCCAATCCTCATTATCAACTAATGTTGCCGCTGTTGCTTCTCCACACATGGGGCAGAAGTCAGGGGCATCCCCAACTTCTGCTTCACTGAACTGGTGTATAAAACTATCTTCGTTACAGAAACTACAGTTTATTTCGTAAATAGTTCTGATGGTCATGCTCTCTCCTCAGTTGTTAAAAGGAGATTTCACATGCTCCACCTTGACATGCTATTGCTCCCATTGTATCTATATCAGTAAACGTCTTCTGCGTTAGCTGATTATCAAAATCAATAGGGTTCAAATTCTGTTGGATTTTGGTCCACTTGTGTAGCAAGAACACATCTTTCAAACAATACTCTGCCTGTTTCATATCGTTCATGAAATAGTTCTCACTGAAGTTATTGAACCTACGTACCCACTCTTTTCTCATATCGGAAACCTCACCACCAACGGCATATTGCGCTGCAGATGTTGCTTCCCATAAATCTCTAAACCCAGCCTTATATGTATCAACAATTAAACCACTAGCAAACAGAGATCCTACGCCATATTCTGAGATGATTTGTTCCTCTGTCTTGACTTCAGTGTTAGGTGCTTGTGCAAAGTCCTTGTCACCAGATCCAGCAAGGAATGAGATACCAGAGAATGAGTGACGGTTATCAAACACGTAATCTTCTACCTCTGTCCACATATGCGGTAGCACTGTAATGGTGTTGGATACGTTGTGGCGAATGCGTTTGTCTGCGCACTGCTTTTCATTCGTACCAGCTTCTACCCAGTTCTGTTGTACCAACTTCACTTTCTCAAGCAAATCAGTACCCATCAACTCTTCACGGTATAGTGAGTTTGCTGGAGTAATCACAGGGAATGCCACACAATAGTCTGTGCCATTACTTGACCAAACTGATTCGTCTACCATATAAGGGTTAGACTGAGCAATCAACTGAGCAACTTCGGACTCTTTATTCAACTGAATGTGGCGGATATAACGTGGTGAGTGTTCTGCATGGATACCAGAAGCAGTCTGTAGAAGTACAGATGCGTTGCCACTTGGTTTCACACAAGTAGTACGTGCCGCTGGATTAATACCGATAAGTTTAGCAACATCTTTGTTTACTTTCTTTACGATAGCGGCACCTTCACGCTGTACATCAGCATCGAGCAATACGTCTGGGTTATTCATCCAACCTGTAACCGATACACCAAGCAATGCTTCACGATCAAAGATCTGCTTAGATGTGTCATCAAGATATTTAAAATCTGTATAACCAGCTTGTAGTGTACCAAGAATAGAACCAGCACGACAAGCCTTATGGAACTCCTCTGGAGATGTGCACTTCGAGCCATTGATCTCTGTTAGGTTACAACCTTGCCAACCAGACTTGCCATCAATCTGTGGATACATACCGATTTCAACACACGGGTTGGTGGTAAAATCTTTATCGTCTACGAAGTAAAAACCTGGTTCACCAAACTCTTTAATTGATACCATAATATCCTTGAACTGTTCACGTGTGATCTCATCACGCACGATAACAGCAGAGTTGTTGGAGCGACCACGCTGTGGATTATCAACGAACCAGTTACCAGTTTTGGCTTTGGTCATCTCTTCATCATCCGCTGAGAACAGACAGATTGTAGCAGAACGACGAACACCACCAGCGAGTACCGCATCTGCTGCATGCATAGCAATATCGTATACGTCGATAGGACGCAGACGATCTGCACCACCCAAGATACGAGACTGTACAAGATGTTCGATCTTGTCGAGTGCCTTACGAAGTGGTTCTGGACCTGGTGCTTTAAATCCACCAGAAATCATAGCACCCTTTGGGCGGATCTGCGATAGGTCAAAATATACACGACGACCTTCAAAGTCTGGGAACTGACCACCACCTTCAAAGAATGTAGACAACAACACGCCCAGCGCATCTGCCCAACCTTCGATGGAATCCTCGATAACCCAACCTTTTGCTTGTTTCTTACGATCAGCAATGTTTGGCACTTTAGCTACATGGTGTTTCTGTACAGAGAAGCCAGCACCAGCACCACACAATAGGACATAGAACAGTTCGGAAAAGAACCGTGGACGATCTGCATATGATGATGTACAGTTGTACATACGCATCATGTGCTTCATAATCTGGTCACCACCAAACTGCAATGCACGTTGAGCACCAAGAACATACTGCAACTTGTAGTATGATTCTGCTTCATTGATCAACTGATTCAAGGCAGGTGTCATCTTATCTTTGTAGAAGTTTCTATGCATATCCATAACTCGTGTTACAGATTCATCCCATGTTTCGTACCTTTCCTTATCATCATCCCATCGACTGTAGGCTTCATAAAATTTAGTTTGTGACATGATGTTTCGTGTGTCATAATCACGGTTATTAGGGACGACTTTTAGCATACGTTCTCTCCAAAAAATGTGTATAGGATTTGTTAACCACTACCAAGCGTAGCGATTCTTGTTTAGTTGTTTCTGATTGGTAGTATTATATATTACTTTGGGTTTCTTGTAAAGCACTAAATGTGGTGTTTTACAAAAATATTTTTCTACATGTTACATTAAGTCACTGTTCCGCTGGTTCTTCTTCCTTCGGATCAGGCGTTACTGCTTTCTCGTAATATACTATAATTTCTTTCTGTTGACCAATATAGCGTTTTAGATCACCTATGTTCAATGCTAGGTTTTCATAGTCACGCATAGACAAGGCAACGAATGCTACCTCACCATATTGTTCTTTAAAGTCGGCAATGAACTCTTCTAGGTTATCTTCAGTGACTACCCATACACGAGTATCATTCAACTGTATTGGTTTTGGCTGTGCTACTGTCGGGATTGTCGTCGGAACTATCTTCGTTACTACTTTGATCTCCGTCTCTGGTTTCCTCAGGCCGCTGCAACCAGCTAGGAAGAGGCCTGCTACTACCGTCACTGCTACCGCTTTCCCCCATGATCTGCCGCCATAAATTTGCCGTTGCTCCATTCATCTTTCCTTCCAATATCTCACTGTCTCTGAGTGCTTCTTGAACCAGATTCAATCTTGAAAATTTGGACCGTAGTTCATCACTATAAGCCTCCGCTGCTTGCAGATCAGTCTGGAGTTGTTTGTTTAGTTTATTTGTTTTTTCTACAGTAGCTTCCATAACAGCGAGACTCTCTGTAGCAGTCTCAAGCGCAACTTCAAGCTTTGCGTTGTTTTCTCTTAGTGTAGCAATAGTGGCTTGTGTGCTAGTATAATAAGCATAGGCACCGTAACCAGCACCACCTAGGATACCTAGGACGATGAACATTAAGTATAGTTTAGCCATTACTTACTCGCAAACTGTCTAAACCTTTGTAGTAGTACTGTCTTCTCAGGCTTATAACGTCTATCTGTAGCGTTTACTTCTTTAAATTTTGCATAGAGGTCTTTCTTCTTCTTCTTCTTGCGTGGACCCATTGCTGTATCTGCTGGATTTGGAATAGATCCAGTGTTCATCGCTGGTGCTGCAGCATTCTCTTCTTTGATGCCTCTTTTTCTTTTTTCTGCGCTCATCCATGCCTTCGTTGCTCTATTCTTTGGAAGTTTTTTAGACCAAGCGCCAATCTTTTTATAAGTGCTCATAGCCGCTGATTCGAAGTTTTGACCTTCTGAGTTATCAATGATAAACATATTGCCTTTGAACATACGCTGAAACGCACCGAGGTTGTTTTGAACACCCTTCCACATTTTTTCTACTTGATCATCTGGCAAACTTCGTGCTCTCATCTTATTTCTTTTAAGAGCGGTTTCTAGGTCAGTGTTGACAAAGATCATGGCAGTCTCATAGCCAATCATCTCTAAGGCTTCCATCTGTTTTTTAATCTTCTCTGCATCTTTACCAGTACCATCGATGATAAGACCAAGGCGTCCCTCAACAAATCCACCCATTCTTTTCTTGGTGAGTACAGATGCTTTGACTCTTACATCTTGTGCTTTTGGATTAAACAAATCTTTCATGCTGAGACCAGCATCTTTCAGACCTTTTTCGAATGCGTTATCTGAGTTGACCAACTTCATACCGAATGAAGTCAGTGCTGTTTTGCCCACGATAAATGACTTACCAGAGCCTGGACCACCAGCTAG